CTTGAACCCAGTGGTTGGGGTAGAGTTCTTAAATCTTTTATATTTAGTAGTGAATTTAATGATATTCTAACAAGGCTTTATACATTAAGTCAAGAGGATAAAAGATTTACTCCACCATTAAAACAGGTATTTAGGGCATTTGAAGAGTGTCCATATGACAAATTACAAATTGTAATAGTAGGTCAAGATCCATATCCAACATTTGGTGTAGCAGACGGTATTGCATTTAGTTGTGGTAATACAAAACAATTACAACCAAGTTTAAGATTTATACTGGATGAAGTAAATAGAACTGTTTATAGGGGACATCCTGGAAGTTTAGAACCAGATTTAACTAGATGGTCTAATCAAGGTGTATTAATGTTAAATACAGCTCTTACAGTTGAAGTAGGTAAAATTGGTAGTCACTATGACATATGGAAACAATTTACAGCATATCTATTGGATTGGTTAAATAATTATAACCCTGGATTAGTTTATGTTTATATGGGTAAAAAAGCAGAAGAATGGTCAGAAATGACAAGTGATGCTAATAATATCAAATATTTTGTAAAACATCCAGCAAGTGCTGCTTACAATGGTTCTAAATGGGATTCAAATGAAGTGTTTATAAAAATACTAAAAGACAAACAAATAACTTGGTAACATGGAAGAATTATTTCAAAAGTTAGTCAGAGAAAATCTAACACCAAATAGTTTTTATGTATTATTCAGTATTGCAAAAAGTATTAAACCTCACACATTTGTCAATTCTAATTTAGAAATTACTAGATTGAAACAAGCAGGATGGTTGACAGAAAATTTGCAGATTACTGATAAAAGTATTATCTTTATAGAAGAAATAAATGGGTTTTTTAAGAAAAGTAAAAAGAAAAGTTCTCAAATCATTATGGGAACTGATTTCTTAAAAAATATTGAACAATATAACCTAATATTTCCAAACATAAAACTTCCTAGTGGTAAATATGCAAGATCTAATGTAAAGAACTTAGAGAATGCATTTAGATGGTTTTTTGATAATTATGATTATGATTGGGATACAATATTTAGTGCATCTAAAAAGTATATAAGAGAATATGCTGATAATCAATATAATTACATGAGAACATCACAGTATTTTATTAGGAAACAAGAAGATGGTAGACAGTTTATGTCAGAATTAGCAAACTATTGTGAGATTATCTTAAACAAACCTGTAGATGATACACCAAAATTTAAAGAAAGATACCTATGAGAAAAATGGAAGCTCAGTTTTTATTAGTCTTAATTGCACTAGTAAATACAACACTGGCCTTTTTAATTGTTGATGCAAGTATAGTACATATTACTATATGGCAATTCCTAATTATTGAATTCTTAATAACAGCTGGTCACTTTATCTATAACATGATGAAGAAAAAACTTTTACTTAACTATTTTAAAAATAAGTAAAATGTATCAAAAACCAACAAAACAAGTTGTTCCTTTAAAGAGAACATCTGAGAAAGAATCTATTAAAAAAGCAATAAATAAAATTATTGCAATCAGTAAAGGAGAAATAAAAACATTAAAAACTGCATGGCCACAATTTAATAATGCATTTGTAAATGGCTTAGAATGGCGTACTATTACTGTCATTGGAGCAAGACCTGGTGTAGGTAAAACCTTTTTCATGGAGCAGATGACTTCAGATATCATTGAAATCAACAAAGATCAAGATTTTAGAATATTAAAATTCCAACTTGAAATGGTTGATGAAACAGATGGTGCAAGGAAGTTATCAGTAAAATCAGGAATGTCCTATGAAAAATTAATGAGCAAGGGTAAACCTATTGACAAAGAGGATATCCACAAATTGATTGATATATATGAAAATATTGAAGGTAAAACTAATATGATCTATGATCCATGCACAGTAGATGAAATGAAAGTTACCATACAAGATGAATGTGAAGATTTTAAGAAAATCATTGAAGATGAAAATGGAAATCAGAAAGAAGTGTATACTAATATACTTGTATGTATTGACCATTCTAATTTATTGAGAAAAGATCAGTCACAAAAAGACAAATTTGAAATGCTAAGTGACTTAGGTGAGGCAATGACAGAGATGAAAAAAAGGTTTCCTGTTTCTTTTTTGATTTTAAGTCAGCTTAACAGAAGTATTGAATCTCCAGAAAGAAATAAGCCAGGTACTTATGGTAATTATATCTTGGACTCTGATATCTATGGTTCGGATGCTCTTTTGCAACATGCTGATGTTGTAATTGGAATTAATAGACCTTATGACAAAAGATTGAGTTCCTATGGTCCTGATAAGTTAATTATTGAAGATGAAGAAACTTTAGTATTTCACTTTTTAAAATCCAGAAATGGTTTAACCGGTATTCAGTTTTATAGACTCAACAGAGATACTATGAGATTGGAAGAGGCACCAACCCCTGGAAGAAGACAAGAAGATTAATTTTTAAATTTAAAAACAAATGAGAGAAGCACCAAATTTGAGAAATGAAAAACAAAATGAGTATTACCTTTATCACAAAGGAGCATTGGACAGAGCTGGAATAGCACAAAGTGAGTTTACAATTAAAACAGCTTTTAGATCTAATATCAGTCCACTGCCTGGTAAAAATATTCAATTGTTTGAAGGAGAACTTAAGAAAAATAAAGATCTTTATATTGAGCTCTTTGAGAAAGTAAAAGATGCTAATGAAGTTGTTGTAGATTATACTCCGTATGATAACAACAGACCTTTATTTATTTACAAAGCAAATCCACATTATAAAACTGAATACCCTATTAAAACAGGTGGGGATGTTGGAAAAGAATATGATTCATATCTTGTTAACTTATCTGAGTTAAAAGTATTGTGGAAAGGTAAAACAATGACTTATGCTGAATATGAAAAAGCTAAAGATCAAGCCTTACCACCTGCAAAAGAACAAAATGGAGTTAATGATCTTTATTATTTTCCAGACTTTGAAGAAGAATTTCCATCTTTAAAAGAAAGTTCAAATACTGAAAATCAAGAAAATTTAACTTTGGCTAATATCTCTTTAAGAGATTTTGCAGCAATTATGCTAGTAAGACCTGTAAGTGATAAAGAATGGTTAAATGAACTTATCAAACAAGCAAAAAGTGAAATATGAGTATTGTACTCCCAACTAAAAAGGTTGCGGCTAATAGAGTAAATCCTAAAAGAATTTTGATTTATTCCAAGCCCAAAACAGGTAAAACTACTGCATTTGCAGGACTAGAAAATAATCTAATTATAGATCTTGAGAATGGTTCTGATTATGTAGAAGCTCTTAAAGTTAAAGTAAATAATCTTGCTGAACTTCGTGAAGTAGGTAAAGCAATTAAGGCTGCTGGATTTCCATACAAATATGTTACTATTGATACTGTAACTGCATTAGAAGATATGATTATGCCATTGGCTGTCAATCTTTATCAGGACACAACAATGGGTAAAAACTTTGATGGAGACAGTGTTCTTACATTAGCAAATGGAGCTGGTTATTTATATATTAGAAAAGCATTTTTCCAAATTCTAGAATTTATTGATAAATTCGCACCCACCATTATTCTATCAGGTCATATTAAAGACAAGGTAGTTGATGATAAAGGTGAGATGGTTATGTCTGCTAATATAGATTTAACTGGTAAAATCAAATCTTTAATATGTGCAAATGCAGATGCTATTGGTTATATGTACAGAAAAGGTAATGAAACTATTTTGTCTTTTAGGACAAATGAAGAAGTTACTTGTGGTGCAAGACCAGAGCATCTAAGAAACAAAGAAATAGTAATTTCTGAAATGAAAGAAGGTGTTTTGAAAACATCATGGGATGAAGTGTTTATTAATAATTAAAAAAATCAAAAAAAAATGGGATTAAGTACAACAGATTTAGGACAAAGTAATGGTGAAGGTAGAAAACTTCCAAAGAAAATTCAACCAGGAAACCACAGAGTGAAGTTGCACAAACTTGAATTAGAACAATATACCTATATTGAGAATGCTTATTATTTATTATTACACCTAGAAACTGAAGCTTTAGAAGGTTTTGAAGGTTTTTATATTGATAATGATCAAGAGAAAGGTAGATATGATGGCCAAATTGGTAAAGTAAAAGGTAGTTTTTATGCATTTGCAGATGGTTTTACCAAAAGAGGTACACCAATTCAAAGAGATAAAGCAATATTAATTTTCTTGCAAAATCTTTGTAAATCATTGGGTATCAGTGATTGGTTTAAAGAACAAAATGACAAGCATAAAACTATTGAAGAGTTTATTGATGCTTTTAATGGAACAGCCCCAATTAAAAATAAATTCTTTGACTGCTGTATAGGTGGTAAAGAATGGACAAATAAAGAGGGTTACATTGATTACAATTTGTTCTTTCCAAATTCAGCAGATAAGCAATATGCTTTTGGTGAAATAGATGGAGCAAACATCATGAACTTTGATGACAAAACTCACATTATCAAACAAAAAGAAGCTAAAAAAGTAGATAAATTTGATTCTGATGATGAAATAAAAACACCAAGAAAATCATCTTCTGATTTCAACCTAGACTAATGGATAGGGGGATCAGAGATGGTCCCCTTATTTTAATTTTGATAGTATGATATCAACTAGGTTAATTACAAGTTTATGGGATGTCCCAAGAGAATGGATATTTGAGTACTATCTCAATATAACTGAAAAGCTTACAGGTGAGTCAATAAAGATTAAATCCATATTTAATCCATCTGACAAAATACCATCTATGATTATTTACTTTGATGGGAGAACTAGTCAGTATAAATTCAAAGACTTTTCTTCAGGCTATCAAGGTGATGCCATAAGACTTATTGAACTTTTGTATAATCTTACAAGAGATAGTGCAAAAGATAAGATAATGTTTGATTATGAAAGTTATATCAGTAAGACAGATTTTAGTGTATCTACACCAGTTCTTGCAGCAACAAGGTTTAAATTATCTGATTATCAAATAAGACACTGGAATACAAATGATAAAAGCTATTGGACTCAATATAATATTAATTCTAGAATGCTAGAAAGTTATAATATATATCCTTTAGAGTATTATGAACTAACAAAAGACAAAGGTGACTTTGTTATGGATAGAATAAGAATAGAAAAGGAATTTATCTATGGTTATTTTAAAGAAGATGGTAGTTTATATAAAATTTATCAGCCAAAAGTCCCCGCTAAAAAGTTTTTAAAGATATCTGATTATACCCAGGGTCTTGAACAACTTAAATATGATAAGAAGTATTTGATACTTGTAGCATCTCTTAAAGATTTACTATGTTTTAATTTATTGGAGATAAATAATATTGAAGCAATTGCTCCTGATGCTGAGAGTACTGTATTACCAAAAGAATTTGTTGAAGATATAAAAATGAAATACAAAAAAGTATTAGTTTTATTTGACAATGATCCTACTGGTAAAAAATACATGCAAAGGTATCAAGAGGAATTTGGATTTATACCAATTGAGTTTGAAAATGAAAAGGATATTGCTGATTCAGTAAAAATACATGGTATTGAAGACACTAGAGATAAATTATTTCCACTATTAAAACAAGCATTATGAGTTGGGTATATCAAGGTAAAGACTTTGCGGAATTAGATATTCCTGAAGGATCTGTAGGTTTTATCTACATTATGACTGCTATTATAGATGGTAAGTCTGTTGCATACATTGGTAAGAAGAACT